TAGGGCTTATCAGTTACAATCTCGTGGGTTTGGCATAGCCCTGACCACGTTCTATTTATAAGAGTTGAGTAGTTAGCGAGAAACTTCTTCCCAGTCCATTGATGCAAGTAAAGTATCACTGCTACTATTTGAAGCTACCACGAGCGTAATTTCGAGCGGAGTTGATGTCAAGCTATTTCGTTCTAATTGGAACTTAAATAGAGCTTCTTTTAGAATATCAATTTGTGTTTGTGTTTGGTTTGTTTCTTTAAAAAAGCCGCTCGCTAGGATTCTACCACCCGCAAAAGATGTGCCTGTAATATTGTATTCAACTGCACTGTCTGCGCCGGCGCTTACCCAGGTGCCGCCAGTTGTTGTTCCTGTTGCTTTTAATTGCCAATTATATGCGCCTGCCGTCATTGGCATGACCGAAAGCGCTGTCAAAATTGCTATAGCATCTAATCGGTCAGGAGAAGCCTTGAGACGAAGCGATATAACAGGATAAAATGTGCCAGCTGTGCCAAGCGTTCTTGGGGTTTCAACTGGTGTACCGACTGCTTGTTGAACCCCGCGAAGTTCATAACCACCTTCTGAAATCACCGTTGAACATATTTGCTTAAGTGTCGATGCACTTGCAGTAGTTCCTGTATTTTTGATCTCATAACGAAGAGGAAGGGTTGCAGTAGTAATATATGTTGAAGCAATTACATTAGCGTGGTGAAATGTATGGCAAAGAACAAATTTACCGTCTATAACAAACCCGCAACGAACAGAACCAACACCAAGCCACTCGATATCCATCCACATAATATGAGCTTTGGAAAGATCCAAACTCGGCAATGTGTTATTGTTCCAGTCTGCCTGCGCAATTCGTGTCTCAACTATAGATCCAGTCACATACGATCTTTTGACAAAGTATGCTTCTGTGCCATTAATTTCGAAATAGATTCCGTTTTGAGTCCCAAAATAACCGATACGTTGACGCAAGTTTGCCTTTGGTTCTGTCGCAACAAATGTGTTGAGTACAAGCAAAGACTTGCCGGGTTGGTATGCAAAGACCTTTGTTGTCTCTCGTATAATTTCCGCATCAGCAGTTGTTGGAAGATTCAAATCCACAACACCTTGATTGGTGTTATGAGCGTATGTAGTACCAGCAGTATTAGATGTAACCCACAATCCATTATCACGATATCTATGAGATGAATCGAATAGTGTGAGTGGAGTTGATACTCGTTGTCTACCGAATGCATCATATAATAAAGGATCTAATGCAACTGGAAAAGGATTGGATGTGGTTACGAGATCCCCATTAGCCGTGGCTATCTGATTGACCTCGAAGAGCGTCTTGTTACCAGCTTGGAATGCATTGTTACCGGTATTGAACTGAGCCATTAGACTACCTTATAGAATGTATCTGCTTTAGACGTGGCAACTGCTTCGTAGCCGTATGGTTTAAGTAGATTGAGAATTTCGTCGTTGCCAAGCTCGCATTGAATAACAGGCTTGCATCTTTCGATTGTCTTCAGCGCACCCTTCAGAGCAGGAAGTTCGTATCTTTCGAGATCGAGTTGGAACAGACCACAGTGCGGGAGATTCAACGTATCGATCGTCAGCATTGGAATGTAGCATTCGCCTTCGGTGTCTACAGTGTGACAACCTGTGTTGACCATCGAAGCCTTATTGACCTTGGCAAGCCCAGTCTCTGCGCCTAGCGCAGCCTGGATCTTGTATACGTTATCAATCTGGTTGTTCTGCACGAGGCAATGGAAGTTCAGAGGCTCTGGCTCGAACGTGTATACATGCTGGAACAACGAAGATAGCAGACGAGGATACATTCCCTGATTACCACCGGCCTGCACACAAATGCGCCAGTCGGTTACCAGATCCTTAATGCCTTCGAGGTGGCTGCTTTCCCAGTCATGCTTAGGACCGTCCCACGCTCCACTATCCTGCTCGATCCATACCCATGGACCTACTCCACCAACTTGTTCTTCACGCACCTTTAAAAGTGATTCATACTCTCTCATTTTTGCCAACCTTTAATAATATCAGGCGAGAAGTTCGCCTTTGAAAACTCTAGTCTGTCTACGAGCTTCACTGCGTTGCCGATATGGTCGATCGCAACATAACCCTCAGGAGATGTTGTACGGAATCCATCTGTTGTACGTAGGAACGTTCTTAGCGACTGCACCATATTTAGCTTACGAATAACCATGTCTTTACAGTCGACCATAAGGTTCATCAGGTCAAATACCTTGACGATGTCAGACTTGCTGTGGTTGGTGAAGTAGCGAAGCATCTCTTTCTGCTTGTCCAGCTGAACCTTCTTCCCGGCCTCTGTCTTCTTCTTGTCTGCTTCTTTCTGATAATAACCGTGAATGAAGTTCATCAGACCAGTGACATGAGCAGAGGTGTTTGTGATCTTCTCACCAGCACGAACCTTCGAGTTGTTGTATGTCTTGACGCGCATCAGGAACTCATCGTTATCTGAGATGTCGTTCAGAGTAGAAGCAGGAATCGACTTGAACAGCAGGCCTGCCTTCGATAGAATGCCCGTCAGAGCCTTTGTCTCAGCGTCTGTGAACGTTGCTGCACCCGATACGTCCTTGAACGTAGCATCAGTATGCCAGACGCTTGCAGAGTTGTTCAGCTTCGTTGAAATCGCCTGTCCGAACGATGCCTTCATCGTCTCAAACGAGTCACCAGTGTAAAGAGTGTGCCATACAACGCCGATCTTCGAACGAAGGATCTGCTTGGCTAGCTTAGAGTCTGCAGGCACAGCATAAACGATTGTATTAGGCTGGAACGTGATATAGGCTTCACCATCGATCTCTGTATGATCGATAGTGTCGTGTGTGTACAACAGGTCGCCCTGCACAACACCCTTGATACCAAGACCCTTGAAGTGATTGAGAGCCATCTTGAGCTTCGTAGCAAGATCGCCAGAAGTGTCTGCATCGATCTCTGCAGGAGTTTTATACACCTTAGGGTTCTTGTTGAAGATACCCTTCTTGGCCACAAAGAACTTTCCATCGGATGGATCCACACCAGCGAATACAGCAGGAGCACCGTCCCACTTTACCGTGAGGTTCATTGCACGCTTAGAGTGACCTGCCAGCATGTCACGGACACCCTGGAAGTAGTTGATTGCCATACGAGCACCCTGAACGCCTGCATTGAGGACAAGATCCTCTGCGTGCTCCATATGAGTGTTCTTCTGTTCTTCGAGATAGCGCTTAAAGCTCATTATTTGATCCTCTTGATTGAGCCATCAGCCTTGACAAACTGAGCTTCGAATTCGATATTGGGATACTCTGCTTGGAGTTCCAGAAACGCTTTGATGTTCGACATTGCGTCATCATAAAGGCGAGTCTTTGTGTAGTTCTTAGTATTTAGATACTTCCGGAAGACCACCTTCTTGGCTTCTGCAGGAGAATCGATACCGAGGTTACCTGAGCGCTCTACGTGCATCTGATCAATAGGAAGACCGTGATCACGGAACGTCTGAAGGAACATTTTCTTATCATCAAAGTCTGCACGAGCAGTAACAATGATAGCACGGCTGGCAGGATTGTTCTTAGCTTTGACGATTGCCTTAGCCTTTGCAATCATGTTTACGATAGGTGTAGACGTCTTGCGGAACACCTCTGCAGACTTGAACTCTTTGAAGTCATACTCTTCACCAGCTTTGCGCTTGTACGTATTGAACTCCTGATTGTCCAACATGCGGACAACCTTACCGTCCTTGACGACAGCTACTTTGGCTTTGGTATGGAACAGGGTCTCATCGATATCGAATATCGTGAGAGTGCCTGAACCGATGAATTCTTTAAAACGTTTCTTTATCATATTACCCTTATAGACTCATTTTCATAAAAAGTCAACAGTTATATTTTCTTCGATGTGCCAGATATTTTAGCGAGCGGAAAGATACCAACGCGGGCATTCTTAACCACTACACCAGCAGCTTTTGCGTCTCCCCTATTAGCCTGAAATCTAATAAAGAATACTGCTTTGTACGAGCCATCGGGTATCTCGCCGTTGGTTCCCTTATGTGCGGACTCAATAACGTAATAGCTGCCTCTTTTAACGAGATCCATATTACCCAGGTGGAATTCATCGACGTTAGAGATAGATGGTTGGCTGTTTTTATATAAAGGTCCATACATAGCTTCGCGGATCAGCAACTTATCTGTAACATCTCTGTAGTATGATTGGCCAGACGTTAAGCCTTTAGGATTCTCATCTCTCACTGCGACCATAAAAGAAGCAATGTCTTTGTTATTGGCATATTGGCTATATGATAGCCCACCATACTGCTGGTAATCTTTGGCTGATTTCCCTGCCTTATGAGAGATGTAGGCTTTGGGGTTGCCTTTAGAATCCACAATCGTCATATCGGATTTTGGTTCTCTTCCCTGATACTTGCCTTCTGTCTTTACCATTTGAGCGCACTTCACGGTCCGACCATTGATCTTAAGATCGATCTCAGGGACACGTAGCTTCGCTAGTAACGCATTGAGATTTTTGTTGAAGTAATTCAGAGCCATCGTTTCGGCCGAAGTGCCAGACCCCTGACCCTTTCCTCCGAACTCACCTGTCTTCAGGAAGTCGTTGGGTATATTAAGCATGCCCTTATCGGTCTTCACTTTTTCTTTTGAACCACTCTTAGGCAACTTACCATCAGCGCGCATGAACATTTTGACCTTATAGATCTCATTTTTATCAATGATCACATCGCCTTTTGATACAGTTGCGAACGGCGAACCCTCTTCAACCTTACTGATGAAGTTGAGCACTCTGTTTTCATCTTTACGCAAGTCTGATATTTTAAGGGGGTTAAAAGCAGCCATCGTGTTATACCTCTTTTTAACCTATTTATCAGACAAAGGAAAACCGGCCGAAGCCGGTTTTCTATTATTGGCATTTGAAATTGGAATCAATGACGGTTGTCGGTAACTGAAGTATAAACCTCGTGCTCATGACCACCATCTTTATGTGGAGTAGAGGTTACATTGTGGCTCATCTCTTCACCAGAGCTGTGTGTGGATGACACATAAGTATCGTTCTTACCGTGACCTGCCTCGACCTTTACGTCTCTGTGGCCAGCCTTTTTCAGGTGACTTACCAGTTTCTTCACTGTTGTTTTGTGATCGTCTTTTGAGTGGAAATCATGGCTACCATCGTGCATGTTTTCTTCAGCATGATCGACTTCCTTCATAACCTTCTTAAAATGTTCAGCTGACTCATTAACAGAGTTAGGACCTAATGCACGCTCTTTACGAACCTGCTCCGAAATATGCTGGACAATCTTTTCTACTGACATCATTCTACTCCTGGTGGATACATTTAAAATTTACAATCTATTTATAAAATCCATTCCGGCGCTTCTCTGTTCTTCCACTTGTGAAGCTTTGCCTTACCGTACTTATAGTAGTTACGGTAGTTTGCAATCGGATCGTCGGAGATTATATAAGATCCATCCATTGCAGAAGGAGGG